ACATAACGTTATCACCACTATTAGTGGTAATGTTGCAATAAGTAACGCAGATGATGCTAAAAATGTATTAAAACAATCGTATTTAGCAATGAAAGCTGAGGATGCTTATAAAGACTATACAGACGTATAGTGACAATAGACCTTTAATAATAGTATTATATATGTAATAGTATTATTATATAATTAAATTAAGTTTAATCAATAAATAAATAAAAATGGCAGAAAAAGTAAACAAAATCACAGACGAGCAATTAACAACTTTACAACAACATGTTAGTAAAATTAATCAAGCTCAATTACAATTAGGACAAGTGGAATCTCAAAAGTATGATATTATCGCAATGTTACCTAACCTTAGAAAAGAACTTCAAGAGTTCCAACAAGAGCTTGAGAAAGAATACGGTAAGGTTAATGTTAATATTTCGGATGGTACTTATGAAGATTTACCTGAACAAGCTGAAGTAGTTAGTGATGAAGCTGATACGAAAAATTAGTATCGGTAAAGATTATAAGAATGAAGCTATGCACTATGCCGTAGGCCAAGAAGTTTACGGCGGGCATATCATCGATAGTATACTTGAAGAAGATGATAAATTCAGTATTTATATTAGAAAAAACAAGGAAATGTTACCTTGGAAAGATTTTAATAAAAATATGGCAGTAGCAATTGAATATAATTTAGAATATTAGTGAAAAGTGTGTTAAATTTTATTGTAAAACCTCTAAATGATTTAAGGTATAACAATAAAAAGAAAATAGGTGATAAAGAACTTATATTAAACACTGATATATTTCAACATAAATTTGTTAATAGATATGCTAAGGTTATTGGAATACCATCAGTTGGTGATACTAATATACAAGTTGGTGATATAGTTATAGTTCACCATAATGTTTTTAGACGCTGGAATGATATAAAAGGTAAAGAGAAGAATAGTAAATCATATTATAAAGATGATATGTATTTTGTGTTTCCTGATCAAATATTTTTATATAAAAATAATAATAAATGGAAAGCAAATGATAGTTTTTGTTTTATTAAACCAATAGAATCTAAATCTAATGATATTTTTAACGATGAAAAAGAAGAACCCTTAATTGGTGTTCTTAAGTATCCTGATGAATATTTAATAAAAGCTGGTTTAAAAGCTGGTGATTTAGTTGGTTTTAAACCAAACACTGAATATGAATTCATTATAGACGATCAAAAGTTATATAGAATATTTAGTAAATCAATTACAATGAAATATGAATATCAAGGAGAAGAAAAAGAATATAATCCTAGCTGGGTATAAAGCTGTAGATGAATTAATAAAAGTGGCTAAAGAAAAAATCGTTGATTCAGATGATGATGTATCTGCAGATAGATTAAAGAATGCAGCCGCAACTAAAAAATTAGCTATATTTGATGCTTTTGAGATATTAACTAGAATACAAGAAGAAGAAGCGATATTAAATGATAAAGTTGTAGAAAAGAAGGAAACCACTTTTAAAGGTTTTGCTGAAAGAAGATCTAAGTAATGGCTTACGAACAAACCCTATATAAGGTTGTAGAACCTATAAAAATAAATACCATTAAAAGACTTAATAAGTCTAAAAAATGGAAATATGGTTATAATAAAGAACATGATTTAGTTGTTATATCTAAAACAGGTGAAATTGGTGAAATATATGAAATACAAAATTTCCAAATAGCTTTACCTAAACAACCTAAAAAAATACATAAATTCGATAGTGACAAATGGGAGGTAACTGAACAACCTAAAGCATTAAAAAGAATTAAAACTATATTTGATTGGAAAGAATACCCTAATGATTTTAAAAATCAATATATAGATTATATAGAAGAAGAATTTAAAAGAAGAGATGATGGATTTTGGTATTACAATAAAGGTGTACCAACTTACATAACTGGTACGCATTACATGTATTTACAATGGTCTAAGATCGATGTTGGACAACCTGATTTTAGAGAAGCAAATAGATTATTCTATTTATTTTGGGAAGGTTGTAAAGCTGATAAAAGATGTTATGGAATGTGCTATTTAAAGAATAGGCGTTCTGGATTTTCATTTATGGCTTCTGGTGAATTAGTTAATCAAGCTACAATATCAAGTGATGCTAGGTTTGGTATATTATCTAAAACTGGTCCAGATGCTAAAAAGATGTTTACCGACAAGGTTGTTCCAATATCGGTCAATTATCCATTCTTTTTTAAACCGATTCAAGATGGTATGGATCGACCTAAAACAGAATTAGCATATAGAGTTCCAGCTAGTAAATTAACTAGAAGAAATATACAAAGTTCTAATAAACAAGAGGAATTACAAGGTTTAGATACTACTATAGATTGGAAAAATACTGGTGATAATAGTTATGATGGTGAAAAATTACAACTATTAGCACATGATGAAAGTGGTAAATGGGAGAGACCTAATAATATATTAAATAACTGGAGGGTTACAAAAACTACATTAAGATTAGGTAGTAGAATTATTGGTAAATGCATGATGGGATCCACATCAAACGCATTAGATAAAGGTGGTAGTAATTTTAAAAAATTATTTAAAAGTTCAGATGTTACAAAAAGAAACCGCAATGGACAGACTAGCTCAGGATTATATTCTTTGTTCATACCTATGGAATGGAACTACGAAGGATTCATTGATTCTTATGGATACCCTGTATTCGATCCACCAGAAACAGAAATTAAAGGACCGTATGGCGATTATATAGATACTGGAATTATAGAGCATTGGAATAATGAAGCAGAGGGTTTAAGAAATGATGGGGATGCTTTAAATGAATTTTATAGACAATTTCCAAGAACTGAAGAACACGCTTTTAGAGATGAAACTAAAAATAGTATATTTAATTTAGCAAAAATATACGAACAAATAGATTTTAATGAAGAAATTGGTAACGATCATATAACTAGAGGAAATTTCCAATGGATTAATGGTATAAAAGATACTAAAGTAATATTTTATCCAGATCCTAATGGTCGTTTTAAAATAACATGGACTCCTCAAACACATTTACAAAATAATATAATTATTAAAAATGGTGTTAAATATCCAGGCAACGAACATATGGGTGCTTTTGGATGTGATAGTTATGACATATCAGGTACAGTTGATGGATTAGGATCAAAAGGTGCTTTACATGGACTAACAAAGTTTAGTATGGAGGATTCTCCACCTAATCAATTCTTTTTAGAGTACGTAGCTCGTCCCAAAACAGCAGAGATGTTCTTTGAAGATGTTCTAATGACTTTAATTTTTTACGGGATGCCAATACTTGCGGAAAATAATAAACCCCGTCTATTGTATTATTTACGAAGACGTGGTTATAGAGGTTTTAGTATGAATAGACCCGATAAAGTATGGAATAAACTTTCTGTAGCTGAAAAAGAAGTTGGTGGTATACCAAATTCAAGTGAAGATATAAAACAAGCGCATGCAGCTGCAATTGAAATGTATATACAAGATAACGTGGGTATGAGGGGTGATAGAATAGGTAATATGTATTTTACTGAAACTTTACAAGATTGGTCTAAATTTGATATAAATAATAGAACAAAACACGATGCTTCTATTAGTTCTGGTCTTGCAATAATGGCGTGTAATAGGCATTTATATAATCCGAATGCTACAATTGAAAAGAAGAAATTAAACATAAAAATAGCAAAGTATGAAAATAAAGGTGCTTTGTCTAAATTAATAAAATAACAATATGCCCGAATCAATAACAAAAGATTATTTTCCAAGTCAGGTAGCTAGTGACATTGAAAAAGTAGGCCAAGAATATGGCCTAAAGGTTGCTAAAGCCATTGAAAATGAATGGTTTGTCAAAGATGGTACCACTTATAGATTCGCTGTTAATCAAGATAGTTTTCATAAATTAAGATTATACGCAAGAGGAGAACAGTCTGTTCAAAAATATAAAGATGAATTATCTATTAATGGAGATTTATCATATCTTAATTTAGATTGGAAACCTGTACCTATTATACCTAAATTTGTAGATATAGTAGTAAATGGTATTGCTGAAAGGGTGTATGATATAAAAGCATATTCTCAAGATCCTTATGGTGTTGAAAAACGTACTCAATATATGAAAAATCTTATGTTGGATATGGAAAATAGAGAGTTCAACAACATGACACAAGAAATATTTGGTATTGATGTTTTACAAAATCCTATAGAAAAAATACCAGAAAGTAAAGAGGAGTTAGAATTACATATGCAGCTTAATTATAAACAAGCTGTTGAAATTGCTGAAGAGCAAGCGTTAGCAACGTTATTTGCTGGTAATAAATATGAACTAACTAGAAAAAGATTTTTCTATGATTTAACTGTTTTAGGTATTGGTGCTGTTAAAAACACTTTTAATACATCAGAAGGGGTTAAAGTAGATTATGTTGATCCAGCAAATTTAGTTTGGTCTTATACTGAAGATCCATATTTTGATGATATATATTATGTAGGTGAAGTAAAAACAATACCTATAAATGAATTAGTAAAACAATTTCCAGAATTAACACAACAAGATTTAGAAGAAATTGGTGGTCAAAGTTTTAGAAAATCAGGTTTTTTCAACAATGATAAACATGGTAACCCTGATAAAAATCAAATTCAATTATTATATTTTAATTATAAAACATTTTCAAAAGAAGTTTATAAAGTAAAAGATACAGCAACTGGAGGTAGTAAGATAATTGTAAAAGATGAAACTTTTAACCCTGTTATTGATGCCGCTTTAGAGCAAAGATTTGGAAAATTAGAGAGACAAATAGAGGTATTATATGAAGGTGTTTTAGTAATAGGTACTGATAAGTTATTAAAATGGGAGTTAGCTAAAAATATGATGCGACCTAAAAGTGATTTCACTAAGGTTAAAATGAATTATAATATTGTAGCTCCTAGAATGTACAAAGGAAAAATAGAATCTTTAGTAGGTAGAATAACTGGTTTTGCTGACATGATTCAATTAACACATTTAAAGTTACAGCAAGTATTAGCAAGAATGGTTCCAGATGGTATTTTTATGGATGCTGATGGTCTTGCTGAAATTGATTTAGGTAATGGTACAAATTATAATCCACAAGAAGCGCTAAACATGTTCTTTCAAACTGGTAGTATAATTGGTAGATCAATGACTGGTGATGGAGATATGAATCCAGGTAAAGTACCTATTCAAGAAATTGCTAGTGGAGCTGGTGGAAATAAAATGCAAAGTTTAATTCAAACATATAATTATTATTTACAAATGATAAGGGATGTGACCGGATTAAATGAAGCTAGAGACGCAAGTACACCTGATAAAAACGCATTAGTTGGTATACAAAAAATAGCAGCCGCTAATTCCAACACTGCAACAAGACATATATTACAAGCTGGATTATTTTTAACAGCTGAAACAGCTGAAGGTATATCACTTAGAATATCTGATATAATAGAATATTCGCCAACTAGAGATGCTTTTATTCAAGCTATTGGAGCACATAATGTAGCAACTTTAGATGAAATGGCTAATCTACATTTATATGATTTTGGTATATTCTTAGAATTAGAACCAGATGAAGAAGAAAAACAAATGCTTGAGAATAATATACAACAAGCATTGTCACAACAAAGTATTAACTTAGAGGATGCTATTGATCTTAGAATGATTAAAAACGTAAAACTTGCTAATCAACTTCTTAAAATAAGACGTAAGAAAAAAGAAGAGAAAGATCAAGAGATGAATGAAAGAAATATTCAAGCTCAAGCGGATGCTAATGCTCAAGCTCAAGAAGTAGCTGCACAAGCTGAAGTTAAAAAACAAGAGGCTGTTGTTAGTTTACAGAGTAAATTAGAGCAAGTGAAAGCTAAAATAGCAAGTGATAAATTGCTACAAGAAGCTAAACTAAAGAAAGATCTTATGACATATGAATTTCAATTGAATATGCGATTAAAACAAATGGAAGAAGGAATTGCAGATAAAAGAGAAAAAGTCAAAGAAGATCGTAAAGATGATAGACAAGCCCAAAACGCTAGTCAACAATCTGAATTAATAGATCAAAAAGCTACAGGTAAAGCACCTAAAAGATTTGAGTCATCAGGTAATGATAACTTAGATGGTGATTTTGATTTGGGTGGTTTTGATCCAAGGTAAATTGTTTAATTTTATAATATTATATTATGGCTAAAAAAGAAGAAAAGGTGGTTGAAGAAATTCAACCTACCGAAGAAGTTAAAACTGATGTCAAAGAAATAAAAGATGAAGTTTTAAAAGAAGGTGGTGACATGAAAGTGAAAAGTACACCTAAAAAACCTAAGCAATTAGGTAAACAAGAATCTACTATTTCTAAAGTAGATCTTAGTAAAGCAAAAGAAGATAACGTTACTAAAGAAGATAACGTTACTAAAGTTGATTTAAGTAAAAAAGAAGAAGAAGAAGAACCTGTTGAAGAAAAAGTTGTTGAAGAGGTTAAAGAGGAAGAACCTGTTTTAGAAGAAATAACTGATGAAGAAGAAAAAGAAGAAGCTGAGCAAAAAATAGAAGAAACTGCTAAAGAAGTGGTTGAAGCTGTTGAAGAAGCGAAAGAAACAGGGAAACCGTTACCGGAAAATATTCAAAAAGTCATAGACTTTATGGATGAAACCGGTGGAAGTCTTGATGATTATGTAAAATTAAATCAAGATTACAGTAAGCTTGATGATAATCAACTATTAAGAGAATACTATAAACAAACTAAATCACATCTTACAGATGATGAAATTAGTTTTATAATGGAAGATCAATTTTCTGTTGACGAAGAGGTTGATGAGGAAAGAGATGTTCGTAGAAAAAAATTAGCGTTAAAAGAGCAAGTTGCAAGCGCTAAAAGCCACCTGGACGGCTTAAAGTCCAAATACTATGACGAAATCAAAGCTGGGGTTAAGTTAACTCCCGAGCAGAAAAAGGCCGTTGATTTCTTTAATAGATACAATGAGGAACAAGATGTGAGTCAAAAAGATCATGAACGTAAAACGTCATTATTTAACAAAAAGACTAACGAAGTGTTTGACCAAAATTTCAAAGGTTTTGAATACAAGGTTGGAGACAAGCGATATAGATTTAATGTTAAAGACGCTGATAAGATCAAAAATAATCAAAGTGACATCAGTAATTTCGTTAAAAACTTTTTAAATAAAGACAATGAAATGAATGATGCTACTGGTTATCATAAATCTTTTTTTACCGCAATGAACGCTGATGCTGTTGCAAACCATTTTTATGAACAAGGTAAAGCTGATGCTATTAAAGATAGTATTGCTAAATCTAAAAACGTAAGTATGGATCCTAGGCAAACACATAAAACTGTGGAAGCTGGTGGAATGAAAGTAAGAGCTATTAGTGGTAGTGATTCAAACGAGTTCCGAGTTAAAATACGTAAATAAGTTTAACAAAATTAAAAATTAAAAATTATGGCTTTTATTAATCCGGCGCAAGGTGCAGAATTATTGCATGTTACGCCACGTCCAACGCAGTCGTTATTTAACGATAACTACTTAACGTTTGACTCTGCTTCTGGTGGTGGTTCATTCGCTGAACAATTCTTACCAGAAATTTATGAAAAAGAAGTTGAGAGATTTGGAAAAAGAACTATCTCTGGATTTCTTGGAATGGTCGGTGCAGAAATGCCTATGGCTTCTGATCAAGTTATTTGGTCTGAGCAAGGTAGATTACACATCGCCTATGAAATTAGTGGAACAACTGTTAAAGTTGCAGATGCTTCTGCTAATACTATTGATGTTCCTTCTGGTCATTTAATTCAAAACCATGACACTATTATCATAGCTAACGCTGCTAATACGAAAGTATTAAAATGTATTGTTGTAGCTGATGCTACAAGTGCAACAAGAATTACTGTTGCTCCTTATACGCAAGCTGCTTTAGATAATACGTCTTCAGGTGCTGTTAACTTCTCAGATGCTGAGGCTGTTAACATATTTGTATATGGTACTGAATATAAAAAAGGATCGAATGAGGTAACAAGATCAATGGATGCTTCTTTCACTCAATTTTCTAACAAACCAGCAATTATCAGAGACAGATACCAAGTTAGTGGTTCTGACACTGCTCAAATTGGTTGGGTTGAAGTTACTTCTGAAAATGGTGCTTCTGGATATTTATGGTATCTTAAATCTGAACATGAGTCAAGATTAAGATTCAATGATTATTTAGAAATGGCTGTTATTGAAGGTGAGCAAGTTGATACAAACTTTGCTGGTACTGGAAATTTCGCTGTTGGTGGTACTCAAGGATTATTCTCTGCTCTAAATGAGAGAGGATTAGTTTGGACTGCTACTGATTTCGATTCTGTATCTAGTACTGCTCCTTATCCACAAGCTGGTTTAGGTGAGTTTGATACTATTCTTCAAGAACTAGATAAGCAAGGTGCTATTGAAGAGAATATGCTTTTCTTAAATAGAGCTACTTCTCTAGAAATTGACAACATGCTTTCTACAGCTAACTCTTCTTCTGGTATGACTGGATCATCTTATGGTGTATTTAGCAATTCTGAGGATATGGCTCTTAATTTAGGTTTCTCTGGTTTCAGAAGAGGTTCTTATGACTTCTATAAAACTGACTGGAAATACTTAAATGACTCTGTGACAAGAGGACTTATTAATGACGTTGAAGGTGTTGTAGTTCCTGCTGGAACGTCGACAGTTTATGACGAGAGTATGGGTAAAAACATCAAAAGACCTTTCTTACATATAAGATATAGGGCTTCTGAAGCTGATGACAGAAAATTAAAATCATGGATCACTGGATCTGTTGGTGGAAATTACACGTCTGCAGTTGATGAAATGGTGGTTAACTACCTATCAGAAAGATGTTTATGTGTTCAAGCTGCAAATAACTTTGTATTGCTTAAAGCATAACACTTATTATTAAAGATGACGGGTGCTTCGGCACCCATCACCTTTATTTTTACAAACTTTTTAATTATATTATATTATGGAAAAAATGAAAAAAATGGTTGAAGAACCAAAGGTTGTACATCAACCAAAAATTGAGGTTAAAAAACCTCAAGCTCCCACATGGGAAATTAAAGATAGAACATATTTAATAAAAGGTGCTAATCAACCACCTGTTGTTAAGTTACAATCTAGACACTCAACAAGAAAACCTTTACTTTGGTTTGATGAAGAAAAAGGTTATAATAGAGAATTAAGGTATGCAACTAACCAAAAATCGCCATTAGTAGACGAACAAGAAGGTTATTCTACCTTAGGACATATCTTTTTTAAAAATGGAGAATTAAAAGTAGCAAAAGATAAGCAAGCGTTGCAAAAACTTTTGTCAATATATCATCCAAAAAAAGATACACTATATCAAGAACACCAACCTATAGTTAATGCTATAAATGAGGTGGATATGATAGAACTTGAAATAGAAGCTTTAAATTTAGCTCAATCATTAGATGTAGAAAATTTAGAGGCCATTTTAAGAGTGGAATTTGGGAATAAAGTTAGTACTATGTCATCTAAAGAAATAAAAAGAGATGGTTTAGTTTATGCTAAAAGAAACCCTAGCGCTTTTATGGAACTAGCATCAGATGATAATGTTCATTTAAGAAACATTGGTGTTAAAGCTGTTGAAGCCAATATAATCAAACTCTCAAGTGATAATAGAAAATTCACTTGGCATAGCGGTAGAAAATTATTTACTATCCCATTTGATGAAAATCCATATTCAGCATTAGCTGCATGGTTTAAAACAGATGATGGTATAGAAGTTTTAAAAGCCGTTGAGAAAAAACTTAAATAAAATCACTTATAGAGGTAACCACTTCTATAGAGGTGGTTACTTACTATAAATAAAAAGAAATATGGCAGTTAATATAGATACAGTTTATCAAAGAGTTTTGGCAATAGCTAATAAAGAACAAAGAGGTTATATAACGCCTCAAGAATTTAATCTATATGCCAACCAAGTTCAAATGGCTATTTTTGAACAATATTTTTACGATAGAAATCAATTTGGTAGATTACCAGGTAATGACACAACTTATTCTGACATGGTAGATTTGTTGGAAGAGAAAATTGATATATTCGAAAAATTCAGACAAAATATAACATCGTTATCTGCTGCGGGTGTTGGTACTTTTCCAACACATTATAGAATGGGTGAAGTATATTATAACCAAAATGGTGGGTGGGTTGAAATTGAAAAAATAGATCAAAACCAAATACATCATATACAAAATTCACCTTTAACAGCCCCAACATTAACACGTCCGTGTTATGTACAATTAACAGAACTTACTTTTCAAACTTATCCGACTATAGTTGTAACGGCAGATATAAAATGTAACTATATAGCAAGACCTACCACTGTAGAGTGGGCATACACCACTGTATTAGATGAACCACTATACAATGCTAATAATAGCACAAGTTTTCAATTGCATGAATCAGAGGAAACGGATTTGGTAATAAAAATATTAGAATTAGCTGGTGTGGAAATTAAAGATCCACAATTATACCAGGTAGCTGCTACAGAAGAAGCTCAAAAAACACAACAAGAAAAACAATAAGATATGCCATTATTTCAAGGATCACAACAACAGTATTATGGACAACAACAATTTACAACATCAACTGCTCAAGCAACTGGTGGTGGAAATGCTGGGGAATATATTTTAACGTTTCCAGATAATGAAACATTATTAAATAATCTAGCCACAATGCCTACATTGGCGGGTCAAATGACTGTAGACACAATTGTTGGTGGTGTAACTATAATTGGTGTTGCTTTTACTTTTAATGCAACAACGAACACTGTAACATTAGGAACAACCGTTGCAGCTGGATCAACAGTAACAATAAATATAATAAATCCTCAACTTGGTAATTATCAATTTATATCTATACAAACACTAATTAATAACTTTATAATTTCTTATGTAGGTCAAGATAAAATAATACCTAAAGTAAGGAAAGCAGATGTTGCATTTCATGCACAAAGAGCTATTCAAGAATTAAGTTATGATACTTTTAAATCTACAAAATCTCAAGAACTAGAAGTTCCACCATCATTAAAAGTAGCGTTACCATTTGATTATGTTAACTATGTTAAAATAGCTTATGTTGATGATGATGGAATAGAAAGATTATTATACCCAGCTAGAAAAACAAGTAACCCAACAGCTATTTTACAAAGCGCTACATCGGGATATATATATGATAACGATGGTAATTTAACGTATGCCGGTGATTCAGATTCATGGAGTAGATATATAGCTAGTACAGGGAATGATGATGTAAATAGTGATAAAAAAGCCAGTGATAATTTTGATATATTAGAAGGTAGACGATATGGTATAGAACCAGAGCACGCTCAGTTTAATGGTGTATTTTACATTGATGAACAAAAAGGTTATATACACTTTGGATCTAGTATGAATGGCAAAACTTTTATCATAAGATATATAAGTGATGGTTTAGCAACTGATGACGAAATGATTGTTCATAAGTTTGCTGAAGAAGCTGTTTATAAATATATAGCGTATGCTATTGCTAGCACACATACATCTGTACAACCAGCTTATATACCATTACTTAAAAAAGAAAGGTTTGCTGCTAAAAGACAAGCTAAATTAAGATTATCAAACCTTAAATCAGAAGAACTTGCTCAAATAATGAGGGGTAAGTCTAAATGGATTAAACACTAATAGATATGCCAGATGTAAAACATTATTTTCGTTCAGGTAAAATGAATAAAGACCTGGATGAGAGATTAGTACCTAATGGAGAATATAGAGACGCGCAGAATATAGAAATATCTACTTCTGAAGGCGATGATGTAGGTACTGTTCAAAATGTTAGGGGTACGACTAGAGTAACTGGTAAAACTTATAATACAAGTTCACAAACAATAACATCTCATTGGTCTGGTGATAGTTTTGGTTTAACAAACGCTGTTTGTATAGGATCAAAACTAAATAATGAAAATGATAGAATATATTGGTTTATACAAGCTGATGAAGCTGATTGTATTGCTGAATATGATGATATTAAAGGTATTATATCACCAGTATTAGTAGATACAGCTAATATATTAAATTGGACTTCAACTGATTATATAACAGGTATAAATGTTGTAGAAGGTATGTTATTATGGACAGATAATAAAACTGAACCTAAAAAAATAGATATTGAAGTTTTTAAAACTGGATGTGCTGCTAATTTCACAACACACACGAAATATACGGGTAAAACAATTCCCGCAGCAAGTTTAGCTGGATCGTCAAATTTTGTTGAACAACATATAACAGTTGCTAAAAAAGCACCAATAGGTGCACCTACTTTAACAATGTCAACTTCTACTAGAGGTGGTAACGGGACTGGTATTAATCAAGTTGTGGTTACAAACTCAGTAGCAAGTACATTTACTGATGAGGAAAATGTTGCTAAAGATGCTGGTAGTGTAGTAAATCTTAACTTTACACCTGAACCAAACTTTGTAGTTGGGGATATAATAACATTAACATCTACATATGAAGAATTAGGTCAAACAACTAGTTATGAAATAAAAGCTAGGATCACAGCTCAATCATTTGGAACACAAAGAGCAACATGTACAATACAAAGTATACCTGTTGAAATACCATATGTTAATTTAGTATGGGAAGCTGTATTAAGTGAAGAAGGGGTTTTATTCGAAAAGAAAATAGTTAGATTTGCTTATAGATGGAAATATTATTCTGGTGAATATTCTACATTTTCACCATTTAGTGAAATAGCTTTTAAACCAGATGATTTTGAATATTTATCATCTGATGGTTATAATATTGGTATGATCAATAACTTAAGACAATTAACAATAAATATTACAGATACCAAACCTATTGACGTTGAAGAAGTTGATATATTATATAAAGAATCAAATAACAACAACGTGTATGTTGTTGATACATTAAAAGAAAATGTTGATGGAACTTTTCCTACAACCTATGATTTAGAATCAGAGATAATAAGTAAAACTGTAGAAAGTAATCAAATGATAAGACCTTGGGATAATGTACCAAGAGTTGCAAAAGCACAAGAGGTTACTGCTAATAGATTAATATATGGTAATTATTTACAAAATTATAATATACCAGGTGTTAATATGCCAAATATTAGTATGGCTATTACACAAGCACCTATAACAACCGTTAAAACACCTGAGCTTTCTGTTAAATCGCTTAGAACATATCAAGCAGGTGTTGTTTATATAGATACTTATAATAGGCAGACTCCTGTATTTACTAGTAATTTAGCCTCTAAACAAACTAGTAAAACATATGCTGCAACAGTTAATAGTATACAGTTAACATTAAACAACACCCCACCCGATTGGGCAACTCATTTTAAATATTATATAAAAGAAACTTCTAATGAATATTATAATCTATCTATGGATAGATATTATTTAGCTGAAGATGGTAATGTATGGTTAAGTTTTCCTTCATCAGAAAGAAATAAAGTAGATGAAGAAACTTATTTAATTTTAAAGAAACAACATGACGCTGATACTTTTGTTGGTGTTAAAGCTAGATATAAAATATTAGATATATCCAACGAGGCTCCTGATTTTATAAAATTAACCAAAAAAGCTATAGCTACAGCAGATGTTAAAGCTATGTCTTCTAATATACCACAAATAGGTAGTACATCATTTAAATTTTATGGTCCAAACCCAGACGCAAATCCAAGTTTTGGTAGTGGATTTTCATCAGATGGTTTGATACAAATAAGAGTTGGTAGTCAGAAAACAGAAAAATATAGCATTGTAAGTGGTGGTCCTACAGGTGAAAATACAGGTACTGATGATACTTTAAAATATGATTATACTGTAAGTATAGACGAACCATTAAAAGAAGGTGAAACTATGTTGTCTGGTTTATCTAATGGTAGTGATTTTGAGGTTATATTATTTGAAGAAAAATTTGAAAGAAAACCAGAATTTTATGGTAGGTTTTTCACTAAAATAAATAGAGATGCTACTTTTGATTCAAATATTATAGAAACATATCCTGATGTTCAAGCAGAATATGGTATATCAAACGCTAAGACAATATATGATGACTCACAAAATAGTGGTCCTAATGATGGGGATCAAGAAGCATCTTGGAAAGATACTAAAAATAAACACAATAAAGTATACACACCCGGTCATCCAGTTGTTGGTAGTAAAAATATGACAATACATTGGTCTGGAGCACCTAAATCTGGTAGTAAAAGTTTTGATAAATCTAATACTATAAATAACTTTTTAAAAGCTATGTCAGATACTGGTACTTTATTTAGAATGAAAGGTTCTACTAGTAATACAACTGGTGAAATATATAAAGTAACAGATTGCACTATTACATATACATATAGAAGAACAGGTAGGAAAAGATTAATGAGTAGTAAAAGAAGGAGTTACGCTATTGAATTTGAACATTATGAAAATGGTACTCCGTATGAAGATACTTTTACATACGCTAGTGATAAAATTGATGAAATACAGGTTGTTGAAAAAGTAATATCTGGAGATAATAAAATATTAACATCAAATAATCCAGCTATATGGGAGACAGAACCTAAAGAAGCTATTGATTTAGATTTATATTATGAAACCGGTGATACATACGCAATATCCGCACATGGTACCACTCACACAATACCATTTAAAAATTGTTATTCATTTGGTAATGGTGTAGAATCAAATAGGATAAGAGATGATTATAATGCTCCTCAAATAGACAAAGGTGTCAAAGTATCAACTGTGTTAGCTGAACAATATAAAGAAGAGAGGAGAAAAAATGGTTTAATATACTCTGGTTTATTTAACTCAACAAGTGGTGTAAATAGATTAAATCAATTTATAGCAGGTGAATCAATAACTAAAGATATTAATCCACATTATGGTAGCATACAAAAACTTCATGCTAGAAATACGGATTTAATTACATTTTGTGAAGATAAAGTTTTAAAGATATTAGCAAATAAAGATGCTTTATATGAAGCTAGTGGTAATCCACAACTAACCGCTACTAATAGAGTGTTAGGACAAGCAATTCCATATCTTGGTGAGTATGGTATAAGTAAAAATCCAGAATCTTTTGCATCATACGCATATAGAATTTATTTTGCAGATAAAAATAGAGGTGCGATATTAAGATTATCAAGAGATGGTTTAACACCTATATCTGATAATGGAATGAAAGATTATTTTAAAGATACATTACCTAATTCAACATTAGTTTTAGGTAGTTATGATGATAGTAAAGGTTTATATAATTTAACATTAGATGGACAAACGGTTTCCTTTGATGAAAAAGTAAATGGTTTCCCTAGTTTTAAATCATTTGTTCCTGAGGCTGCAGTTGCATTAAATAATGTTTATTATAGTATTAAAAACGGTGAATTATGGAAACATACAAATGAAATACGAAATAGATTTTATGATACTTCTGGTGGAGAAAATGATGCAACAAAATATTATAATTCATCTGTAACACTATTAATTAACGAAATGCCTGAAATGATAAAAGGTTTTAAAACGTTAAATTATGGTGGTTCAAGATCAAGAGTTTACACAAATAATTATGATGCTGGGAATGCTTATGCTAATCCAACTTTTACTAATACAAAAGGTTGGTACTGTGAATCAATAGCAACAAATGAACAAGCTGGATTTATAAAAGAATTTAAAAAGAAAGAAGGTAGATACTACAATTATATAAAAGGTGATGCTACAACATTAGCTAATTTAGATAGTCAAGAATTTTCAGTACAAGGTATTGGACAATATACAGTTTTATCAGGTGATACAACACCTGATGATAGAACTGTAACGGTTAGTTTAACAGGTATAGCGAATGCAACGGTAGAAAATTTTAGTTTTGATGTTACACCTACAACTGAAATACATTCAACTAACGCTAGTATACAAATGACAATAATACCAAATGCTGGTAGCACAGTAACAGCTGGTGATCTTAGTGTGGTTGAAGCAAGTAATACGAGCATGATAACTGAATACGTTACAAGTGTTACGTTTGCTCAAAGTGGGAATAACGTAGTAGCTACAGTTAATTTCACTGACGGTGTTAATATGCCTAATAGTAATTTAAGTATTCCTTTAGCAGTTACTGGAGATGGTGCTTTAGCAGTATATAAATTAAATGATTTAACATTAAAACACAATGTAGATAGTCAAGTTGTTATTACAAAAACATATTCTGGAAGTAGTAATGCTACAGCAGAGCCACATGCAGATAGAACAGGTTTCCCTAGTAATTATGCTGCAACACACACTGTTGCTACAATAGAGTTTAATTTAAATAGTGGTTATGATTTTAAAGAAGCACCTAGCTATAATATATATTCAGAAGATACAGATGTAGAAAGTGAATATATTATAACATATCAAGATTATAATTTAGCTAATAGCGCTATAACAATTGGTAGTGGTGGTAATACATTACAAACAGTAGATAGAAGGGTTTATACTATTCAATACAAGTTTCCAGCAGCAGACACTAGTGATAATGTAATAATATTCGATGCATATTCTGTTCCTGAAGATGCTAGTGAAGCAAATAAAATAACAGGTTATAACGTGTCTGGTTTATCAACAGTGAGTAGATTTTCTCAAAGTAAAAACGTATCAGTATATGGTGCAAGTGGTGCTAATTTTAGATTTAAGAATAGTACAACTTCAACGGCTAGTACGTCTGGATCTAGTACAACGTTAACATTATCGGCTGCTAATAATGATATAAAAAATGGCATGCTTGTTACGGGTAGTGGAGTTAGTGGAACTGTAACAGTATCAAACGTTAGTGGAACTACAGTAACATTATCATCAGCTCAAACCATAAGTAGTACTACGATTACTTTTTCAGAATATTGGACTGGTAGTGCTTGGACAAGTACAGCTACTACTTTAACAGTGGGTTCAACAGGTGTTTATATAGTAAGTTTACAATTTTACGAAACATCAGCCGTTAAAAGTTATACAATAACTTTAGAAGCTGTTTCACCAACAACATTGTTAAGTCCTTTTATGGGTAATATATATGATAATAGTGGTAACGTAACTAATCCATTTACTATATATCAATATCCGGATGTAACATTAACATTAGGCGCCGCTAGTGCAGGTAGTAATTTTACCATAACATCGTCTAATATAACATCAACATATACAGCATTAGGTTATCCAGTTGAGGATTCTAGTTTCTTTGCAGTACCTTTAACTATAACAGCAACAGCGGTAACTGATATAACAAAAAGTAGGGATCCAGAAATAGAAGATTTTACAAATTATAATAGTAATGGTTTTGATTGGGATTTTGATCTTATTGAAACAACCCCTATAGTAATAAATAATAGTTCTAGTCCAAAAACAGTATCAATCTCAGGCTATGCTTATGTTGATAGATATGGAACCGCAGACACAACATCTACTTTAGCGTTAGATAACTTTTTAGTTAGAGCTAGTGGTTCAGGTGGTAGTGGACAAATATTATGGACACCTGAAGTTACAGGTGGTGTTGGTACTCTTCAAATAACCGCATTTGGTACGTATAATGATGGTACTTATAGTAGAAATAATAGTAAGATTATTGATGTTGGAACTGCTAATACTACAAATATAACTGGAACTGGTACAATAACTGGTAACTTTAACAACCAAGCTATAAATCAAATAACACTATCAATTAGTGTTCCTGGTTCAGCATCTTGTGTGCATGCATCTACAAACTTAACTGTAACAAAAGGTACACACTTAACAGGTAGTGGTAGTAATACTAATTTAACATACACATGGACTGCTCAATTTGATGAAACAATTACATTAACATCAGATCCAACATTCATCATAGCAGTAGCTTTAGATAACGAACCTTAATAGATAGATATGGATAATATAACAATGACATTCCCACATATAAATGATTCAGTGCAAGTTGGTGATACTGTTTATTACCAAGCAAGTGGTGGTACAACTATAACCGAAAT